CGTCGGCGAGGATCTGCCCGATCAGGTTGTCGATCTCGATGTTGAGTCCGGCAACGGTCGTGGAGTTGAACAGGCTCACGGTCCGACCTCCAGGCACCTGTCCCAGCCGTGCGCTTTGCGCAGGTCGCGGCAGACGATGCATGTCGGCTCGGTCGGCTTCGGACGCACCGGCGACAGGACGGCGGCGCCGATGCCGCAGAACGTGACCTCGTTCAGGCACACCAGGCACGTGGCATGGATCAGGCGCGGCGGCAGGGTACGGCCCGGGACCCGGACCGGCAGCTGCTCGGTTGTCGGGGTGCTCATGCGACCACCTCGAACAGTCCGCACTGCGTCTGCAGCGGCCGGTTGGACCACAGCACCTCAGTGCGGCGTCCGTGCGTACCGCCCTGCGTGGTCATGGCGGAGATCTCGTGCCGCTCCCAGCCGTCGTACAGCGCGTCATACAGCGCGGAGTCGTAGCCGGACACCACCACGGCGGCGGCACAGTCCGCAGCGGCAGCGGCAAGCTCGCGGTGCTCGTCGGCGCCGACCATCTCGTGGCTGTAGTTGCGACCGTTCCGAGTCTCCGCCAGGTAGGGCGGGTCCAGGTACAGCAGCGCCGACGGGTGCGCACCGTAGGTCTCGACGATGTCCAACGCGGGCCGGGACTCCAGCGACACTGCGTGCAGCCGCTCCGCGATCGCGGCCATGCGGTCCACGTAGCCGGCGAGGTAGCCGGGCATGCCGATGGTTCCGGCGTCCGCGTTGACGTAGTGCCGCCAGCCGGTCTTCTTCAACGTGCCGGTGCGAGACTGCGACAACCACACCCAAACGCGGCGTGCGATCTCCAGATCGTCACAGCCGTCGAGGACGTGCGCCTGCTGTTGCTCGGCGCGGGAGTGCGGCGTCAACGCGCACGCCCGGATCAGGTCGTCGGGGCGTTCCCGGAGAACCCGCCAGAACGTCATCAGCCGGTGGTCGATGTCGTTGACGGTTTCCATGCGCGCGGCAGGCTTGGCCAGCAGCACAGCGAGGGATCCGGCGAACGGCTCGACGTAGTGCTCGTGTTCGGGCAGCAGGGCCACGATGCGGTCGGCGATGGTTGTCTTACCGCCGAAGTAAGCGAACGGCGGCTTCACCGCGTCCACCGCCACCGGATGCTGGTGCACCCGTCACACGTCGCCGACGACGTCCAGTGCCACGACCGCACCAGCCGCAGCCGCTTCAGCGTCGGCAGCAGCCGCTGCGTGACCCGCCAGCGGTACCACCCCCGGTGCTGGGCGTGCTCCCGCTCGGCCGTCACCTTGTTCTGGTGCTTCATGACGCAGTAGAAGCAGATCGGCTGGTTGTAGCCGTCGAGGTTGTCGGCGTACATGAACAGCGCCGGGTGTTCCGGCTCGGCGTCGCACTCAAGGCGCTTGAGCCCCGGGAAGTGGGTCGGCGCACAGGTCGGGCAGTGCGCAGCGGTGTCCTTGATGACTTCAAAGCACTGGTTGCAGAACCAGTCGTAGGAGTCGAAGTCGAAGCACTCGCGGTATTCGTCGGCCGCGCCGTCGCTTTCGGACGGTAGCCACGGCTCGCCCTGGTGGAAGACCACCGCGTGGTACATGATCGGCGGGTCCTCGTCGGGCCGTGCCAGCTCGGCGGCGAGCGTGTTGACCTCGGTGGCGGTCTTCAGCGCGGTCCGCTGCGTCAGCTCCGGGTTGGTCGGGTCGTCCTCGGGCTTCTCGAAGTCCTCGTTGAAGTGGATCTCGTCGGGGCCAATCAGGTGGATGGCCCACTCGCGGCCAGCCATGGTGCGGTACAGGTAGTCGAGGGTCTCGTCGTCGTAGAAGGCGCCGAGGTCGACGGGCGGGGCGTAGGTAGTCATTGGGTTCTCCGATCAGAGGAAGAGGAAGTCGGGGTGTGTCGCCGCGCACGCGGCCGGCGGGGGATGCGCACGCCGGGCATCCGACGGCGCCTGACCGGCCGCCGCAGCGGCGGGGGAGTAGGGCGGCCGAGATGCGTGACGCCCGGCAGGCACTCGACAGCCGGATCGTTGGCGCCGGCCGCAGCGCACAGCTCGGCGTACTCGCGGTCCAGCGCGTCACGCCGGACGTGCCGACCGATCCATACCGCGCCGTGCACGATCAGCCGGTGCAGCAGCCACAGCGCTACCGGCACGGCGACGAGGCAGGCGATGTCCGCGACGGCCGCCGGCAGGTCCTCGACGATCGCCAGGACGATGCGGGCGATGACCGCGACCATGCGGTGCGGGAAGGAGGGGTTCACGAGGCCTCCTCCTCGAACCCGAGGACGGCCTGGATCGGCTTGGACAGCCGCTTCACGCACAGATCGGCATACGGCTGGTGCTGCTCGATCCCGATGCTGCGGAAGCCCTCGATGACGCAGGCCTCCAACGTGGTGCCGGACCCAGCGAACGGATCCAACACGGTGCCACCGGGAGGCGTGACCAGCCGAACCAGCCAGCGCATCAGGTCCAGCGGCTTAACGGTGGTGTGTACGGTGCCGTCGTCAAGCTCAGGTCGCTCGCTTGCGGGCGCTTTCGCCTCGTACCGGAAGGCGGGAAAGAACCGGGACGCTCCACCTGAGTCCAGGTCGACGCGTGCACCCGAAGTTCCGACTGCGCTGCTCCCATAGCCGATACCTGCGCGACGACCGGGATGTGCGCCTGCGCGGCGATTGCCGCTTTGCTGGTCCAGCTCGGCAACGGGACAGCCGTTGGTGCACCGCTCGGTACAGTCCGGGCCGTGAGCGAACACAACGTTCGTCGGCCACCGTCCGGCATCGTGGGCGCTGTCCTCACGAATCCCGGTCCACTCGCCGAGCGTTGCCCCGTTCCGGTTCGAGGCCAGGCCAACAACTGAGGCGCACTTCTCGCGGTAGTCCTGACCCGCTTCGATGCGGCAGGCGTCCACGTTGATGGCGCCGGTGCCGTGCTGCAGGACGTTCGCCACGGTGGTGTTGAAGCCGGTGGACTTGCGGGCTACGACGACCGGCTCGTGTGCCGGCTTCAACGCCGTATTCCAGCCTTCCCACTGCTTGGCAGCGTCCGAGGCTGCGGCTGTGATCGGCACCATGTCGTTCTCGTAGCGGTCCGAAATACCGGACAGGAAGACGCTGTTGTTGCCGTTGGCAAGCCCGGAGTGGCGGTGGCCGACAACTTCCCGCTGCTCCCACGCCTCGCCGAGAAGTCCCTTGCGTGCGTTGAGTTGCGCGACGATGTCGTCCATCTCTGGGGAGTCGAAGCCAAGCATCTGCTGCAGCCGCGCCCACTGGTCGAGAGTGGGGACGGCTGCAGCTTTGCTGGCGATGGCGGTCCAGTGGCTGGCCATACCGTTGAAGCCGAACTCCTCGTCGATCGCCTTCACGCTCACCCCGGCGTTGATGCGGGCCTGACGCAGAAAGGCGGTAACGCGCAGCACGTCACCCCGGTCGCTGCGCTTGCGATCGATGCTCTTGCTGATGTCCTGACCCTTGGGAAAGCCGTTGCCGTAGATCCAGTCAATGAAGTCGCGGATTTCGAACCCGGCGTCCTCGATGGCAACGGCGAGGCGGTGGTAGGTGCGGGTGGCGCCGAACGCCAGCAGGTGGCCGCCGGGCTTGAGGATGCGGAGGCACTGCTTCCACATGTCGGTGTCGTAGGCGATGCCGGTGGAGTCCCAACCGCGACCCATGAAGCCGATCTCATACGGCGGGTCTGTGCAGACTGCATCGACGGACGCGTCGGGCAACGTAGCCAGCACATCTCGGCAGTTACCGAGGTGAAGCGACACGGCGCCGTCGCTGTAGTAGATGCTCACGACGCCACCGCCCTCGCTGCCGCGCCGGCGTCCTGGACCAGCAGCGCCGGCCCGGCCTTCCACGAGTGCACCAGCGACTTCGCGGTCCGCTTCCGCAGGGCACGTGCGACCCCGGCCGGGATCAGCAACTGCTGCCGGCTGCACGAGTTCGCGAACTGGCCCCAGTCGTGCGCGGTGTCCGGGGGTTCTTCGACTTCGGCGATTAACGCCGCCTCGTACACCTGGTAGGCGGTGTCGGGGTTGTTGAAGTAGACGGCGAGGATCCGCGACTTGTTGTCGGTTTCCCACTCGGCGTAGGTGGTTGACGTGGTCGGGTCCGGGTCCGTGACGGTCTCGCCACCAGGCTGGCCGTGCTTGTCTATGAGTGCGGTGTCGCCCTTGATCGGGCGTGAGGTGCGTGTTTTGGACATGGCTTACGCCGGCTTCCGTGCGAAGTCTGAAGGTGGTTTGTGACCGGCAGACGCCCCTGGATGGGAGGATCGGGGCGGGACGTCTGCCGGCCGGTGGCCCAGCGCGCCGGGGGGATCGCGCGCTAAGCCGGCTTAGGGCGCCGGATCGTGCGGCGTTGTATCTCGCAAGTCGCCTTCGGTCGGCTGTCACTGCGGCGGCACGTACCGCGATGACTCCTCAGGGCCGGACGCGGCGGCCCGGCCGCCGAACGGAACCGTCGGCAGCGGCCGATACTCGTCGCCGACGGCACGATGGCGATCAGGGCGAGTGAGGTAAGCGATCAACTTACCGACGGGAACACACACGGCGACCGCGACGGCGCACCAGATCACCAGCCAGCCAATGAATCCTGCAATGCCGTTCATGAGGTCACCTCCGCCACCGGCCACGCACCGTCAACCACCGCGTTCGGATCTGACTTGCGGAAGTGCTCCTGCAGATCAGCTGCCTGCGTCTTGGCCCACACGACCTGCCGCGAGTGAAGATCGCCAAGGCTGAGGCCGGCCAGATCGTCAAAGCGCTGCATCCACAGCCGTTGCACCCAGTCCGGGCGCTTGTCGTGCGGAGTGTGCGCAATCGCGCCGATCTTGTACGCCAGTCGCGCCGAGGCCATCGCGTCATACTCCGCACCGTGCGCCTGGGATTCGTCCCAGCCGAGGCCGAACGTTTCCGCAGCGGTACGCAGGCAGTGCGCGCCCTGCGTTGGCGACACCCGCTTTCTGCGCGGATCCACGTGCTTATCCAGAACCATTGTGTCCAGCACCGGGAAGTAGCCCGGGGAGTCGAATCGGTCCAAGACCGGCTGCACATCCCAGCGGCGGCACTCGGCGTCCAGCACGCGAAGGTCGTACCCGCCGATGTTGTGGCCGACCAGCGGAATTCCCATCCGCAGTGCCTGGGCGACAGCCTGCGCAATTGCGTCCAGGCCAACCCAGTGGTCGACGCCCTCGGTGCGGGCGCGGGCAGTGTCGTAGCCGTGGATTGCGGCAGCCTCGGCCGGGATTTCCAGGTCGCCGGGCGACAGGACCCAGTTGGTGGGCTCCGTTTTCATGCCGCCGCCGACACGGCTCAGGTGCGCGGTGACGATGAACGCCTCGTGCGGCTTGACCCCAGAAGTCTCAAAATCTAGTGCTGCGAGTCGGCCCAGGTGCCAGGGCTCATTCATCGGGCACCACCCGTCAGGCTGTTCAGGAAGTCCCGCAGCTGCCGCTCCGACGCCGAGAACGGCGACAGGCCCTCGTTGCGCTTCGCGAACTCCAGCTTCAGCTGCTGAACATCCCAGTCCGTCGGGGCGTTCTCGATGCACAGTGCCCAGAGGCGGTCCTTCGCCGCGACGTCTTCGACAACCTCGGCGCTAACAACCTCAGCGTCTTCCTCGTCGCTGACCGCGTTACCGACCGGCGGCTTCGGGGCAGCGGCGGCAGTGTTGGCTTTCCAGATCTCGCCAAGCTTCAGGCGCAGGGGTTCATCCATGTGGCCGGCAGCCTCGGCATCATCGACCACAGCCAAGAACTCTTCCTTGCTGGTAGCCGCCTGAGCCTGCGCAACATAGTCCGGACGTGCTGCTTCGATCGCCGGACGTGCCGGCATCGACGCGACCGCCCCGACAGCCGCAGCCCCGGCAACAGCCTCCAGCACCTGGCCCGCCGTTGCGCCGCGAAGCTCCACCGCGATCACCGGGTAGTGCTTCGTCTTGCCCTGTGACACGCGGGTGCGCTGCTCGATCCGCAACCGGATCGGGATCAGCGCCTTTTGGCCAGCCGCAGACTTCAGCATGTCCACCGCGGCGCCGATCTCGTTCGCCGCCCAATACGACTTGGTCTCCACCCGCCAGTACCCGATGTCAGGCATCGACGGCAGGATCACGTTCAGCCGCGTGATCATGTCGCAGACCGAGTCCTTCGGCGCGACCTTGTAGAACTCCGGGCCATACTCGGCGACACACAGACACGGGGAGTTCGACAGCTTTTCGGTGAAGCTGTCACAGTCCCTGACGCACCCGCCGCGGCTCCACAACTCCTGCGACTGCGACATCGGGTCGTTGGGCGGCAGGATCGCATCGATTGCCACCGCCTGTGTGATCACCCGGAACTGCTGCGCGCCGTTGCCCTGCGGCTGCCACTTCTCGACCGTGCCGCCCCACTCGGCGGCAGCGGCCTCGATGTAGTGCTCTGCCGCCGACGTGAGGATCCACGTCTTAGACCGCGAAGGCCGACCCTTACCGCCAGCAGGCTTCTCATAGGTGCCGGTCCGGAGCCGACCCAGCTCCCGGGCCTGCATCTGGAGGTTCCGAATTCGCTTACCCATCTCAGGCCACCGCCTTCTCAACTCGAGCCGGTCGGACCTCACCGGTCGGCAACTCCAGGGCGTGCAGGAACTTCGTGACCGTCAGTGCCGCGCGGAATGCCGCGAACGCCTTCGGTCCGGCGTCGATTTCCATCAGGGCGTAGCCGCGTTGGCGCAGGTTCAGCACCCCGCAGCGAGCAGCCATCGGCATGTCCACCTCGGGCTCCTCGGCGCCGGGCGGCATCCACATGTGCTCGGCGTGCCGCAGCGCAGCCAACTGGAACACGTGCTCGGGGAACGTCTGCGTGCGCGGGCGCTTCAGAGACGTCTTGGCGTCGATCAGCCACAGTTCCGGCTTGTCCGAGCGGTCCGTCAGCAGCCACAGCAGGAAGTCCATCGTCCCGGCGTAGCCGACCGTCCGGTTCACCACCGACGCCTCGGAGGCCTCGACGGACTCCGGCACCACGCCGAAGTCCTTGATGAACCGCCGGTACTGCCGCACGTACAGCGCGACGTCGGGGTCCACCGACGGCGGCGTCAAACCCAGCAGGTCCGCCTCGGCGTAGGCGTGGACGCGGGTACCGCGGTCCGCCGCCTTGGAGGCGATGTCCCGCGCCCGACCCTTGATGAGCTTCATGGCTTCGGCTCGCTGCTTCGGGTCTTCGGACGCCTTCACGATCATCGGCAACTGCTTGAACGCGTACTCCGCGACCTCACCGGCCGCCCACGGCGTCAGCGCTGGCTTCGCAATTGCGGTACCGCAGACGTTCGTTACGGACGGGTAGCGGGCACCAGCGAACGCCGGATTCGGGTCTTCGTAGTACCGACCGCGGTCGGTATCGATCGCGAGGCGAGGCGAAGTCACCTGTCACCACCGATCACCCAGGGCAGGCCGGCGGACTCGCGCTCGAAGCCAACCTGCGACAGTGAACGCAGCCCAGTGTCAGCGAGCCGCACGATCTGGCAGCCAGTGCACTTGCACTGCGCCACCTCGTCCTCGCCCGTAGCGGTATACGCCCACGTCTGATGGCCCTTGAGGACCTCGGCGAAAGCCTTCTTGACCCAGCGCATCTCCGCGCGCAGCTCGCTGACGGTCTCGGCGAACTCCGCCTCGCGGCAGTCGCATGCAATTCGATGGTGGATGCACGCCCTGTAGCGGACATCCATGGTGTCCGTCGGCGGCGTGTAGGCCACGTGCGATCCGTCGTAGAAACGGACGGACGGCAGCGGGCCGACGAGCGCGGCGCCCGGGATGCGGTGCGGCAGTTCGTTCGTCATGGTCACCGCCCCTTCGACCAGTCGCACGGCCCGGACTGCGCCACCGGCTGCCCCGTGAACCGGCGCCGGCCCACGTAGTAGTCGGCGCCGACCTCCAGCACCTCGTCCGCCACGAACAGGCCATGCCGAGAACGAGCCACCGCGATCTTCATCCATGCGACCTTGGCCTCACCCGACAGGCGCTCCGCCTCATCGTCGAAGCCACCCCAGCCGCCGGCATCCGCCGCGCGCGCCCGGTCCCACGCCTCGGCCGCCGCCTCATGCATGGCCAGGAACGAGGAGACCGCGTCGATCAGCGACGGATCGGCCAGAGCCTCGGCGACGTCCTGCATCACCTGCGCGCCCGAAGGCTCGACGAGAGCGGGAAGGGTCTGAGTGTCCAGAACGGCAGTCACGACGACACCGCCGTCCGTGCCGAACCGGAGAAGTCGATCCGCAGGCCCCCGACCCGGAAACCGTTGGTGCTGATCCGCTCGACTGACACCCCGATTGAGTCTGACCGTGCCGGCTGGTACGTCGACACGCCCACACCGAACCGGTCCGACAGCGCGTAAGCCGCCGACAGCAGCACGGCCACGTCCTTGACGTTCCGCGCCCGCAGCGTCAACAACGGACCGTTGTCCATCTGCCGCCACGACGCGTCGATGTTGTACGGCAGGACGTCGGAGTTCGCCTTGATCCAAGCCGAGCCCTCGTCCAGCATGTCGCCGTCGAACCAGTACGTGGTGACCGAAGTGCCGTGACGCCACGGCCGCTCGCTGCGGGCGTCATCCAAGACGGCGGCGAACTCCTCGGCGCGTTCCAAGATGGTCGTCATGCCGCCTCCTCGGTCGTGGTTTGGGTTTCGGTGTCGGTTGTGGACTCCTGCGAGTCGGCGGCGACGTGAGCCCAGATCCGCGCCCGGACCCCGTCCATGTCAGTGACGGCCGAGATCGTGACGTAGGGCCCGTCCAGGAAGTCGCTGTTCCACGGCTGGGTCTTCTCGAAGCTCCAGTGCGGCATCTGCGAGATCCACATGACCCGGCCGATCGCGGCCTTGTCGTCCAGCGCCGACACCTGACCGGCGACCTCGTGCGGTAGCACCGTCAGGGCCTGCAGCGTCACGCCGTCGGGAAGCAGGGTGTACAGCTTCGCGGCGACCTCCAGGCTCGTCAGCAGGCGGTCGTGACCGTCGGCCAGGGTGTCGAGCATGAACCGGTCGGGGAACTCGGCGAGAGTCGTCATCGCTTCACCGCCGGGATCGTGCCGGTGCCGTCGCTGAACCGGGGGTAGTCGGTCGTGGAGAACACCAGCGTCTTCGGGCCGTGCTCGCCCAGGTTCACGCCGTGCGCGTCCGGCCACATCTTCGCCTTCGTCAGGTCCTGCATGCGGCGCAGACGCTCCAGCCGGGAATCCTCGAACTGCGCCCACGTCGTCTCGTCGTCCCGGAACAGCGGCACGTTTCCGTCGAGACGGAAGTGGCCGCTGAATGAACCCGTCAGACGGTTGGCGGCCTCGATCAGCTCCGGGCTCGACGGCACACGGGAGTGCGCGGTGCGCGGAGGCATCGGCGGACGCTGCGGCATCGAGCCGGCAGGAAGCGGCGGCAGCGCGCCGAGAGCGAGGCTGTGCTTCGGGGCCCGGCGGAACGGGCGCGCCAGTAACCCGCGGGACGGCTTGGCCTTACGGTGGGTATGGGCCCTATGCTTGAAAAGCAACGGTCCCTCACCTTCCTTCTGGAATAGTGGTCGAACTTGTGAGGGGTGCGTTCTGGGCGGTGTCCTCGATTCCGGCGAGGGTGCCGCCCGTTGCACGTGGTGGAGCTAGGCCGCGCGTAACGCCTCGCGGCTGGACTTGCGGATCGCCTCGCAGGCCTGGATCTTGACGATCTGTTCGAGGTCCGCATCGGAGAACTTCAGGAGTCCGGCAATCCGGGTGCACGGCCAAGTGCCGTCACTGGTGCGCCGGTACAGCTGGTTCGTGGAATCCAGGCCGAGCCGCACCGCGGCTTCCTCGGGGGAGTGCAGAAGCTTCCCCAACTCCACGGCCACGCCGTTGGTCTTCAGCAGCGCACCGAGAGCGGCGTGCAGGACACGGGCAAGCTCGAGGTCGATAGCTTCGACAGCGTCCTCGACGGTCACGCCGCGACCTCAAGGACGTCGATCGCGACCGGCTCGAACAGCTCGTAGTGCGCGCGCTTGTGACCGATGCCGGTGCTGACGGCGAGGTCGCGGAGCCGGTCCTGTGTCTTCTGGCTGGGCACCCGATTGCCACGTGCCAACTCGTGGAGGGTGATTCGGCTGACGCCGGCGTCGTGGGCGATCCGGGTGATGTGCGGCTTGCCGCTGTTGGGCCAGATCCACCGCTCCGGGTCGCGCTGAGCGAGCCAGGTCAGAGCGGTCGGCTTAAGGCGCGTTTGGGATGCCATGGGCTAGTTCCCCCTCTCAA